ACAGAAAAATGTATGGAAAGCGATTCTGAGTAATTTTTACTAAAAAAAGTAAGTAAAAATTAAAAAAAAAGTTTAGAAAAAAATTTTAATTAAAAAAAAAATCTAAAAATAATTTAAAAAAAATTAAAGTTTATCGTTGCCTACGGCAACTAACAACGAAGTTGTGATAAACTTTAATTTTCTCTCTCACGAAACAATTTTCAAAATTAAATTTATATTTTTTTAATTTTGAAATATTATTTATTTTTTGAGAGAATATAAAATATTTATCTTACCATAAAATATTTCTCCTAAAATTTAATTTAAAATTATTTCTTACAATTTTACATAATAAAAAATATAAATTTTAGTAAAAATATTTAACAAATTTTTATATAATTGTTTTTTATGCTTTGAAATTATTTATTATCTTAATACATAACAAATATTTTGAAAAATTTTATTTATGGTCACACTAATTTCGGTTATAATTTATTTCAAACTTGAAATAAGTTATTAAAAATATATATTTATTTCAAATATTTTGAGAGATTATTGAACAAAATGGGTTTTCTCTCAAATATTTTAAAATTATTTATTGTTTTAATTTTATTTATGTAATAATTTAAATATTGCTTCCAGAAATCTTCAAGAGCCTGTAAAAAAAGATCCCGAACCTAGTAATACATATCAAGAATATATTTCTTCAAGAAATCTTAAAAATTATCATGAATATTATGTTCCATATAAACCATCTAGAAATAGAGGACAAGAATTCGATAATTAAGATAATATTTAATTTTATAAATTAATTTAATATTATTTTAACTATATTTATTTAAATTTCATAAATCGGCAATATTTTACATAATTCTGTTGTATTTATCGCATTATTTCCAAAATATATTTTAATAAATTCTTCACTTTTTTTATTAGTAAACGATTTTATAATTTCTTTATATTTAATTATTAACTCTTTTTTTGATAAATTTTTATTATATCTAATACAAATTAAATGATTTTCTATCAAATATTTTTTATCATCATTTTCATTTATTATACAATAATTAAACTTATAACAACCCATTCCATATCCTCTATTTATAACTAATAATGGTTCATTTTTTCCCTCTTTATTAATATAATTTTTTTTTACTTCATTTGAATAATCTTTTATTATAAGTTTATTATTATTTATATCAGAACTATATATTAATAATGTTTTACTTGAATCATCTGTTAAATCTTGTTTACATTGATTCCAAACTATATTTCCAACATTCACTTTAAAATCTAAATCAAATAATGTTTTGGAATTTTTATATAATTCCTTTAATTTTACTATATTTTCTTCTGTTCCAAATATACTATATTCTGAAATATAAATACTATATTTTGTATTTATGTTTTTTGATATCTTATTTTGTATAACTATTATTACTGTTTCTTGATTTGTATCAATAAAATTATCATTTGAACATTCTAATATATTTAATATTGTAAAATTCTCTATTATATGTTTTCTTGTTTTATCATAATATAAACAATTTAAAAAGTTTTTTGGAAGCACAAAACTCAATATACCTTTATCATTTAATAAACTTAGTGATTTTATAATAAATAAAATAAATATATTTGGTCTCCCATCAAAATAATTATAATAGGAATTATCAACATCTACCTTTTTCATTATAAAATATGGGGGGTTTCCTATTATCAAATCAAATTTTTTATCAAAATTATGTGTTAAATAATTTGCATTAATTAAACTTATATTGTCTTTTTCCAAATCTTTTATAGATTCGAATATTGTTTTATTTAATTCAATACCTGTAATATTTAGATTTGAAAATATATTATTTAATTTCAATATATATTCACAAGAACCACAAGATGGTTCTAGAACATCTTTTATATTTTTAATAAAAGGTTCTAGTAATTTAATATGTATATTTATTATATTTAATGGTGTGAAATATATACCATCCTTTTTTTTTTCATTTATATCTAATTTTTTTGTTAGCAATTTTGATAAATTTGAAAAATTTGTTTCAATCATATTTACTATACAAAAAATATTTTTATATGTATTTTTCAATTTTAATTAAAATAAAAATATTTTTAATCCGTGTTTCTCTTAATAATTATCTAAAAATATAACATTATTATATAATGAATAAATTAATATATCTATTTATTCCTATGCTTTCCGTTTATATTGTATCATATTATTATCCTATAAGTAAACAAGCATCTAAAGATTTATGGTTTAGACCTCCACCTTACGTTTTTGGTATTGTTTGGCCAATATTATTAATTTTAATCGGATATTCATGGTATTTACGAACAAATCTCTCATTTTATTACACTATTTTAACTATTCTTCTCTCTACATGGTCCATCTTTTGGAAATATTCTAAAATATATTCATTTATTAATATCATTATTACAACATTTTTTACTTTATATTTAATACTCAATAAATCATTCAATCAATCATATAATAAATTATCCAAAAAATCATATGATAAATCATCTATTTTATTAATTCCCTTATTTTTATGGTTATCTTTTGCCTCTTTACTCAATTATTATAGTATTTAATTAATATAACAAAATTAATATTTTTATATTATATATGTCAAATAAACACAAATTTGATTACAATAAATTGAAACCTAGTGTTAAAAAACTTTTTGATGAATGTAAACAAAAATATAATTTAGAAGAAAATGATATTATACCTACCGGTAAGCAAAAAAAACATCCGTATACTGGTAAAGATATTAGATTAGCTTGCTCTAAAAAAAATACTGCAAAACTTAATAAGAAAAATAAACAAAAACATTCAAAAACACAAAAACAAAAATCTATTAAAGGATATAAAGTTCAACTAACTCTTTATGACCCTTATCAATCTAATTCACAAAATAACTCTTCCGCTTCCTATTCTTCATCAAAAATGGATATTAAACTTTTTAAAACATGGTGCCAAGATAATATAGCAAATAATGTTCAAGAACTCGGATTTGCTATGTGTAATGATGTTTATAAAATAAAAGATGATAAAACCTTGAATATGATATTTTATGTAAATGAATCTAAAATTGAAGAAGCTGAAAATGCCGCCGACGCACTTAATAATTTAGATGATGATGGTTATATTAATGTTGCGTTTAGAAAATCTCAAACAATAGATACTATAATAACTCCTATTTATAAAAAAATAATATGTAAACAAAAAATAAATAAATCCAAATCTCAATCTAAACAAACTTTAAAAAAATCATTATCTAAATCTCAATACAATACTAAATATAAATCACCTAAAAATGTTACAGCTAAATCAACCTCAAAAAAAATAATAGGATACAATGTTCAAGTTAAAGTTACACCAGAATTACAAGATAAAGATAGCTATCCAATTTTAAAAAATTCAAAAGAAAATATGAGAGAATTTAAAAAATGGTTAGAACAAAATGTAAATTATATTCCAATTAGAGGCTTTAAAATGGAAAATATAAAAATAGAAATATTAAATAATAGTGATTTAAAAATTTCTTATTTTGTCGCTAGTGATGATATAAATGAAGTAGAACTAATTTATGAACAACTAGATGAATTACAAGAAGAACCTATGGAATTGGAACACGATGGTTCGATAAAATTTATACCTGATCCCGTAGGATATAAACAATCTCCAAAATATTTATCTGGATATGGTATGGTTGATAGTGTAAGTAGTCAACATATACCTTTACAAATGATTAATTTAAAAAGAAATAAAACTTTATTAAAAAAAGAAGAACCTGTTTATAAATAAATTATCATTTTTATAAAATATTTTTAAAATCATCTATTGTTTTTTCTGGATTACTTAATTTTATATATTTTTATTTATATTTATAAAATATACATTGCGAAATAAAATTGATTTTATAAAATATTTTCTATTTTATCTATGACAATAATGCAAAATACTGAAGAAGTTATCGAAGAAAATAGCTCTATTGGAGAATGGATTTTAGATGATACTAAGGGATGGTATTTTTATTCATATAATATTAATGAGTTATCTGATGATCAAGAAAATGAGCTAGTTTTGGAATCGAATGAAGAACCTGTTTCCTATCATGTTTGGACTTCACGTAGCCAACCAAGAAATTTAAGAACAGGTGAAATTGCTTTTGATATTAGTATTAATATTAGTACAGATAATGAAAAAACTTCACGTATTCCAATTACAAAATTAATGGATCTAAATGATAACACGATAGAATATGAAGAAGTCGTTAATGCTATTAATGATTGGATAGTAGTAGCGAATAAATATCCAAATATTATACGCAAATGTATTTGTTGTTTAAGAAAGGCCAAAAAAAGCAATGTTTTATGTTATGGTTGTAGTAACAAATATAATGATATTATATATGCTTAAATAATATTATTGTTTATAAAAAATAATATTATTACAAAAAAATTGAAAATAATATTATTTTTTTGAGAGATTTTATCAAATAATATTATTGATAATATTATGTATATTTATTATTTGGATAATATTTTTAATCCATTTAATAAAAATATGCAAACATTAAGAGCAAAAAATAATACATTGGTATCTATTGATTATGGTAACAAAATAGAAGATGTTGTTTTATTAACAAATGACACAATTAAATGGCGCAATAATGTTATTATATGTAAATATAATATTTTAAATAAAAGATATTATGATCATTATAAAGGTCTGGTTTATGGTGAGAGATTAACTATTAATTGTAATAGAGATGATTTAGAAATAATTGAATATATTGAACCGTCAAATATAGAAATGGCTTGTTCTAATCAAATGGATAATTAAATAACTTGTTACATTTAAAAAAAATTGAAAAATATATATTTTTTCTTTATAATATTACACCACCACGAAGAGATTGATACATATACGTTTGAACAATGACCACATATTACAAACAATATGACACTACTCTTCTTAACAAGCTACCAGAAGATGTTCTTGATTATATCTGGTCAATGAATCAAGAATGGGCTGCCAATATTATGCAACAAGCAGTTCGTTCATTCATTCGTTTTAAGGTTCAAGAATTTCGTAAGATGATTTATTTTGCTTGTTGGTCGTGTGATTTTGGTGCAGAAATGAAAACATATAATCTCTTTTATAAAAACCGAATTTTAAATCGCCAAGACGTGCTTAATACTTTATCAGCATGTAAATGTTGCGAAAGACATCAAATAAACAAACCAAGTGTTTTATCCAAGTGGGAAGAAACAACAATTTCTTTATCACACTATACTCCTTGTAATTGTTCTTGTAGACATTTATCCAGATGGATATGTCGTGGGGTTGAGTAAGTCTTTATACAAAAAATATTATAATTCAAAATAAAATAAAATAAAATAAAATAAAATTATATTATAATATTTTTTTATGAAGACAATTGAATATAAAAATATTTTATTTTATATTGGTCAAAACGCACAAGACAATTGGGATATTTTAGAACATTCTCTCAAAATAAATGAAAATTATTTATGGTTTCATTTAAATAGCTTCCCTTCTCCATATGTTATAATGTGTTCTACTTTGGAAGATATTTGTTTAAATGATATAAATGATATTTTTTATTATGCAGGTGACTTATGCAAACAAAATAGTAAGTATAAATCTTTAAAAGATATTAAAATATGTTATACATCTCTCAAAAAATTAAAAAAAACAAATAAAATTGGAGAGATTATAATAACCGGGAAACGTAACACGTTTAAAATATAATTATTCGTTTTATAAACCATAAAATGGTATATTTTTTACATCACACCATAAAGGTTTAATTTTTATTTTTTATTTTTCAAAATATTTTTTATCGTAACAATTTTTAAAATTAAAGTTTATAAAATTTTTTGGAATTGGACATTCTTTTTATGTCCATTTTTTATTTTCGTAAAAAACTTTTGAAATTTAATGACATTTTCTCTATTTTCTATAATTTAATACATAAAGGTTTAAAATTATTTTATTTTGTTT